AGGGTGCCAACATAATCAGAACCTGTCAGTCCGCTATTGGACTCAACATTGACATAAGGGCCAGCGAACGCAGCGGTGGCAAGGAAAGGAGCAGCTGCAACAGCTGCGATTGCGAATTTAAACATAAAATTGTACCTCTAAGTTTCTCGCAGAGTAATACCTGCGGATGTAAGGAGTTTCGACAAACTCCGTGTTCAGTGAGTCAACGAGTAATTGAGGTCTCATCACTAGAATGTATTTATTCTGACATATTACTATGATTATGTCAAGCTTTTAATGTACCGATTGACCGTTTCCTCAATGTAATCAATCATCTCATCGGTGATCACAGGAGAACAACCAATAAAAAATACGTTATCGAGAACTTTCATAGCATTAGGATAATTAAATGCCGACTCCAAATGTCGATAAGCAGGGTGAATCAAAAGATTACCAGCAAAATAATTCCTGGTTTGAATCTTATTATCTTCTAAGAATTTAACCAGTTCAGTTTTATCCCCATCACAAACAATAGGAACACCAAACCAACTTGTCTCAGCGTTTTCTAGTTCATCGACAACACGAACCCCAGGAATAGTTTCAAAAATCTCATGAAGTCTTGCTTTATTCAACCTACGAATGTAGTGAATCTCATCAAACTTTTTAAGTTGAATTGATCCAATTGCACCCTGCATGTCAATTGGTTTTAGGTTATATCCAACCTGACCAAAGACATACTTATGATCTACAACTTTATCATAACCAAGCAACCAATTATCAAATCTTTTACCACAAGTTCCACATGCAAGAAGATTCTGTGCGCCAACGCAGTAGCAATCACGACCCCACCAAGCAAAACTACGGGCAAGATCAACCACTTCTTTAATGTTAGAAGATACCATACCACCCTCAATTGTTGTGATGTGGTGAGCTGGATAAAAAGAACAAGATGCTGCTACAGCATGATCTGTGAGATACTTACCTCTCCACTTGCTACCAAGACTATCGCAGTTATCAGCAATCAACTGAATGTCATACTCAGCGCAGATATCTAAAATGGTATCATAATCATATGGATTTGCAAGAACTGGAGAAGAAAAGATTGCTCTAGTCTTGCGGGTAATTTTACTTTCAAGTTCCTCAATGTTCCAATTCAGATCAGAATAATCAATATCAACAAAAACTGGTTTCAGATTATTCTGAATAATGGGATTAATTGTGGTAGGAAATCCGCAAACAGAAACAATAATTTCATCATCATCGTTCCACTTAAAATACTTTTTAAGTGCTGCAATCATAACAAGATTGGCAGAACTTCCAGAATTAACCATCACAGAATGGTTGAAGTTAAACTTCTTGGAAAATTCATGCTCAAATTTATTGACAGACTCTCCAGACGAGAGCCACTTTCCAGTAAAAAGATTATTTACAGCGGCACCAATCTCTTGCTCATCCCAATATGGACCAGAGTAAAAGATATTACTTTCACCCTTCACATAGTTTTTGTTGTGAAGATATGGAAAAAGATTATCGTTCTGATCAGAAAGTTCGGAAATAAACCCTTGAATTTTTTCTTGAATAGACATCAATATTCTTCTCCCATATCAATCTGAAGAGTAGGAAACATAGTAATAATCTTACCTTTGTAATGAGGTCTCAGGGACTTAGTAATATAATCTTTAAAGTTATGTGCAAGAACAATCAGATTATCAGGTTGATGTTTGTAAAGCATTTCCCTATCAAGAATTTCAAATCCAGTTCCAGGCATGAACATATTCTGCTTACTCTTTGTATCATCAACAATATAAGAATCAATAAATTGATTTGAATTAATACCCAGAGCATTTAAATAGACACAACCTTTTGCTGCAGCACCAAAGAATGCAGTTTTACCTTCAAGTTTAGAAAACCATTTCTTATCTCTTTCGATCTTGGAATAAATCTTTTGCGATGCTCCAAAGAAATCAAAATCTTTTTCAGCATTTATATACTCACTTTCAACTCCAGTTGGATTGGAAGATGATTTATGAGTAATCCAAAGTCTCAAAGTTCCACCATGAATTGTTTGTTCTTCTGCATTGATAATGCGAAGTCCATACTGATCAAATAGTTTTACTAGAGGTGTAACCAACCAGTAGTAATAGTGTTCGTGATAGAACTGATCAAACTGCAACGTTTGAAAGGTTCTCAGAGTATAAGGAAACTCAAGAATCCACACACCACCAAGATGCTTTTTAATACCAGCAAGAAACTTTTCTACACCTGGCGTGTGTTGAAAAACATTTGTCGAAGTGATAATATCTGCCTTAGGAAGATCTAAGTCTTCATTAAAATAGTCATTAACATATTCAATACCTGCCTCAATATTTTCTTCTCTAAAAGAAGCAGAGGCATCTACGTTGATTAAAGTGAGAGGATCTTTAGTTTGAGATCTAAATGCCTTCAAAAGAGATCCATCGTTCCCACCAATATCAATAATAGTGTTGTGCTTTAGATGCTTAATACTATGCCACATCTGCTGACAGTGATAAACATATGGTTTATTCACAGCAGAATGATAGAGGTATGTTGCATAAAGTTTCTCAGAAGGAATGGCAGTGTCCAGTTTGATCGTCATGTTCTGATCAACCGTAGCTGCCATTGGATACTTTTTAGCATTTAGAGACTCTTCTCTAGTCTTAAACAAATTATTCACCAGAGGTTGAGCACCTAGGTCTAAAAGTGTTCTTTCCATATTATTGTTGTTGATTTTGCAAACTAGAATTTTCGGTAATTCTGCCTAGGTATGGATCATAGTTCATGTAATCCCGAATGTCAATCTGAGCACCATTCTGTTCCCAGAACTGAGACAGTGCTTTAAAGTTTCCAACATGAAAAGCATCAATATGTTCAGGATGAATGGAAGATCCCAATTCAGTTCTGTAAAGGAGAAGTGGAATTGAATACGTATTTCCAGAATTATAGATTAAGTCATCTGCAACTGGACGTGGTTTGACTCCATTATCAAGTTTATATTTTTCCTCACGAACATGAAACTTCAGAAGTTTCTCTGCATGATGACGAGTAATCAAGTAACAAGCAGTTGAGAAATCATTTACAAACCTCTTATGAAGTTTTACATGAATGTCTCCAGTACAAATAATCGCAATTTGAACTACATCCCAATCATAAGGAATGTTTGCATAAAAATCATTCCAATTAAAATTCCAAAATCTAACAAGATCTAAACAACAATCATCTTCCATCATAATTGCATATGGAGAATCTGATGTTTCCATCCAATGTTTGATTGCTTTTAAATGAGAAGTGATGCAACCAATTTCACCAGAGGTCATCATCTCAGGATAACGTCCAGTGATGATGTCACTCAAATCATCATCACGACCATCATAGGCAGAGATGCGAGTATAGTTTTCAATCTCCCAATACTTAAATTGGTTCTCCATATATTCTTTTCTTTCTGGTTGCCCATCAAGATTCAAATAATAGATTGGACCAATGTTTTTTAGTTTGTTGGCTGATTTATTTTTATCAAGCAGTTCCATCATAGTTCAATCTTAAAGACTTCTTCTTCGTTAAGTGGTTTTCCAAAATGAACTTTATTCCCATACCTCTCAGTCAAGAAGTCTTTTACTTGAGAAATAACATCTTCGTTATCATCAACATAAACTTCAAATCCAGAATCTAAAAGATCAAGGCATAGTCTATATTGCTGACTCTCAGTGAGAATATCTGATCCCTTCTTATAAGAGATGTAATCAAAATAGAATGGACGAAGATCTGGATTTGTTCTAATAAAATAAGTCTTGAGGAACTGTGCATGTTCATCATTAAACTTATCTGTGGTTTGACCTAGGTTATATTCTAGTCCAAGTTTTTTTGCAAAAGCAGCAAAAGAACGATTGTCTCTTGGTAAGCACGGACCACCAAATCCATATCCATATTTGAGATATTTTTGACCCACCCTACCATCAAGACCAATTGCACCTAGAACATTTTCAATTTCATCGCCAAGACCAGCATTAATCATAACCTCACCAACCATATTGGCATAACTGATCTTAGTTGTGAGATAACAATTAACTGCAAGTTTTACAATCTCAGCAGCAGTTAGAGACATGAATGCGATCTTTGGTTCGGTAGTTTGAATACCGTTGTAGATCATAATGATTTTACCAAGAAAGGTAGCATCGTATCCACCAATCAGAACCATGTCAGCAGTTCTTAAGTCTTTGACAATAGATCCCTGAGCAATAAATTCTGGATTATAGAATACCTCTACACCATAAGAATCCAACTGCATCTGGAATGTTTCACAGTCTCCAGGATTGGTTGTACAACCAACAACAAATGCTTTACCTTGAACATTCTCAACATTCTGGAAGTCTTCAACAACTTGCCAAACAGCACTTACATCATAACTTCCATCTGGAAGAGAAGGTGTTGCTACAAGAGTATAAATGATCTCACACTCTTTAATCACCTCAGTGTTATCTGTAGTTGCTCTGAAGTTTTTAGCATTATCCAAAAGTTCTGCAACTTCTGGTTCGTTAGTTTGAATAAGTCTTTCGTTTAGACTAGCAACATAGTCTTCACGAACATCCGATACAAGCACTTCATAACCTGCTTGCTCACACAAAAGAGCGAAACAAATACCAAGTCTTCCTGCTCCGATTACTCCTATTTTCATTTCAGTCTTGCCGTAATAAGTAAATGCCAACCAAGATTTTTTTCAAGAGTCCTAAACATTTCTGGAGGCATAGATTCAAACCAAGGTTGTTTGATATATTCTCCACGCTTGTAAGGCTCTACTTGATATGGGAAGATGTGATCCTGTTCAATTGAAAGAACCTCATACCCATCCAACAATTCTATCACATCTTGCTTAGTATATGTATTTGCAATTGGACAACCATATTGTGCCTCTGGTTGATCCAATCCAGATTCAATCATATAATTTTTCCAAGAATCTTTTGCATAAAGCATAATCTTGAGAACACTATTCTCATTCATATACTTTTTGATCTCTGAAATGATCTTTTCTGGTTGAGGACTATGATGAATTACACCAAAAGAGTAAATTAGATCATAAGTTTCTACAGGTACAAATGAAGAAAGTTCCTCTGCATTACCAGAATAAAATTTTCCTTCCTGTTCAAGTACCTCAAATCTCTTCCTTGCAAGAGCAAGACTCTCTTCAGATAGTTCTACGCCAGTATAATCAGCACCATTAGAGGCAAAATTAATACCAACAGTTGCAAGACCACAACCAATCTCTAGAACTTTTTTACATTCCCATTCAGGGAAGTTTGTGAATTCTAAAATGTGAGGTTCAACAAAAAACTTTTTTGTTTCAACTTCATCAAAATATTCTTTAGTGCCAACTTCTTTACTAGAGTGTCTGACATTACAGGGACGATCATCCCAAAACTTTTTTACTTCTTCAATTGTTACTGTCATAGTTTGAATGTAGGAATAGAAATCATTTTATGTTTATTTTGATTATGAAACTTTTGATAGATATTTACCGCAAGAGTTTCTTCCTCGTTCAGAAACATGGGATCTTCATGAAGACCATTTTCCATTACCCACTCAAGCATTTCGTATGATGTTCCAATCTGATCTTCATCAGTTCTCCCATCATCCCAGAGTCCATCTGTAGGTTTAGCATCAATAATACGTTGATCTACACCAAGATGCTTTCCAAGTTCCCATACTTCAGTTTTGTAAAGATCTGCGATAGGAGCAATATCTACCCCACCGTCACCATATTTAGTATAAAATCCTACACCGTAATCTTCAACTTTATTGCCAGTTCCAATGACAATACCACCGACAGTTGTGGCAACTTGATAAAGAGTTACCATCCGAAGGCGAGAGCGACTGTTAGCAAGTGCAAGTTTATCTGCGCCATACTCTCGCATCGTAAATTGAAAAGTATCAAATGTTTTTGATAGATCAAACTTATTCACAATAATATTACCAAAGTTAGACTCAAGCCATTCTAAATGAGAGTCCGACAGTGTTTCTTGTTCTTCTTTTTGATAGATTGGCATCCCTATCGCATAGGTACGAAGACCTGTTGATGCTGCAAGAGTAGATGCAACAGCAGAATCAATCCCACCAGAAACACCAACTACAAATGCCTTGATGTTATGCTCAATAACATAATCACCTAACCATCTGACAATTCTATCCTTAAGTTTTTCGTAATCTGTAATACGATTCATAATACAACCCAATCTTCTACATAAAGGTCTTTAGTATCTTTGTCCGCATAAGCAGGACCAAACCACATTTGAGGTGCGATAACTCTTTTATTAGGGTTGGAAATTAACCAAGCACCCCACCAACTCATACTGCTATTAGCAATAATAGCATGAGAACACAAAGACATCAAGCACAAATCAGCGTATGGAGTGTATGATCCATCTGCATATTTTTCTTGTGGTTCGGAAATTAAAAACCTATCACTTGAGAAAAACTCTTGTTCCTTTACCCATTCAGGAGAATCAGAAAAAACAATTACTGGTTGATCTTTATCAAAATATGAAAGTGCTTTTTCATAATAATCAATAGTCTGAACTGGGTGCATTTCAGAGCACTGTGTATATGACCATTTAAATCCACGAGGGTCTGTAAGATTTGGATCCCCACGACGTACATGAAGCATGATAGGTTCTCCTTCTACAGAGTCTATCATCTCTTTACATGGTCCCAGATGTTCGTCATGAAATGTAAAATCTTTACGAATCTCATCAGAAACATGTTGGAAATATTTTTCTGATTGGAAGAATCCATGCAAACTTACATTATCTGGACACTGATTAAAAAGTTCTTCATCAAAATGAAAGAATCTTTCCTGAACATACTGATAATGATCAATATAATTTAAGTTGTCTTCTTGTGCAGATTCTAACTTAAAACATTGGTGAAGACTATAATTCTCAATACCTGCTCTACTAAATGGAGGAATGCACCAATCATAACCATGATGTGCAGCAATTCCACGAACTGCTGCATACTCAAACATTTGGTTTCCCAAGCGTCCTAAATTACCGATTTGATTAAACGCTAACATATTTTTTAAGATACTCTTGTTTGGAATAGTAATCTAAAAGTTTTTCTTTATTCATGTCCTGTATCTTCTCCCACTCTTGCATATTAGATAGCATATGAGGGTTGCTAAACCAAGAATTATCTCCTCGCTCGTGCTCCAAGTGATAAACAAAATCATTAATTCGTCCTACATTATACCCTAATGTGGTAAATCTGTAAAATCTTTCTTTATCTTCTGGTGCATATGCTTTGAAGTTTTCATTCTCCATACCACCCTCAATATAAACTTTACGACGAAAGAATTGAGCCCAACCAAAATCGGAGGTGCTTGGTTTTGATTGACGATCCAGATAAGTAAAGTCACCAGTTTCTAAGAATTCAGAGACAATAAAATCTGTAGCAGTCACTTGCTTCTGATACATTCCCTGTCCGTAGGGATAGACAACATCACAAATCCCCTTCATAATCGCATCATAGGCAAGGTAATAACTTTCTTTTGAGAGAATGACATCACAGTCATAATTAACCACAATATCAGTCTTCGCTAATGCAATCATCTCATTTAGAATTTTTTGCCGATGAAATAATGGTTCATCTGATTGCTCAAAAACATGCTCAATGCTTCTTACATCGCTTCCACAACACTCTGTGATTTGTGGTAATGCTGATGAAACAAACAAAGAACTCTTATCTACTTCTTTTACAATAATGTGTGTGTCAAAGTTTTTAAGAAGAAAACTAATTGATGTAATCACATTTCGCATTCTGTCTTGCGACTCAATACGAACTGGAATAATAAATGTAGCATTTGATAAATCAGTTTTCATCTGGATACCTCTTGTCGTTGATAAAAAAGTCCCTGTGCTTCACCATTAGATAATCAATCTCTTTACTATCAACTAACCATGAACCCTCTGGATGGTCTATTCGTGCGTCATACTGCATGGTATTGCTTGTGCGGTCTTCGTGCTCTCGGTTTGCAATTAAAATATCCGAAACAATATGCGGCATCCCGTGCTCAAATCTCATACGGTGATAGAACTCAACATCCACTAGCAATTTAAGTTGCGTATCCAGATACATCTTTGCTTCATTTAATAGAGCAACACACGATGGGCTACCAAGAAGATTGCGTCCTTCTAAAATCATATCACACCATCTTGGCACGCAATCACGATGCGTTTCTACACCGTCTGTCGTGTGTGTAAAACCATGAAACAACCACTTACAATCGGTCTCATCAAATCCTTGTTTGATTTTCTCAAGTGCTTTATTATCTACAAACAAATCATCTTGCATAATCAACTTGAGAATTCTACCTTCTGCATTTTCCATTACACAGTTAATATTAGAACCCTGAAATCCACGGTCATTTGGATTTTTCATATAGACAATATTAAATTCTTTGCTGCTCCTCTCACAGAATTCCTGAATGACATTATCTTTACTATGATCGGATATAACAATCTCAAAGTCTTGGAATGTTTGTTTCTGAAGACCATTAAAAATATCAGTGAGATATTTTACACCTTGTCCCTTAAATTCATAGGTGGGAATGCAAACTGAAATTTCAGGCATCAATTCTCTCCCATCGTTCAGGAACCAAATCTCTATCATCAAGTCCTGCCTCTGGACCAAACCAGTTTGTTGGTGCAATTACATGTTCAGAACCAGACAACCATGCACCCCACCAACTATAAGAACTATTCACTATAATATGATGAGAGCACATGGACATCAAGCACATATCATGAATATTATCACTAGAGTCAGAAACCAGGAACCTATCATCTGAAAAGAACTCTTCACTCTTTACCCAATCAGGTTCATCAGAAAATACAATTACAGGCAAGTCTGGAAACTTGGCAAGTGCTTTTTCATAATAACTATTGGGTTGGACTGGATGATACTTTGACTTTACTACTTGGTCTGTGCGACGAACATGCAATGAGATTGCTTTTCCATCAGGAACAATCTGGTCAAAGATTTCCTTACAAGTATTCCAGACATCATCTCTCCACACAAAGTCATCCCGAACATCTTGTGCAATGTGAGCAAAGTATTTCTCTGACTGAAAATATCCATAGAGATTTACATTGTCTTCACAGGTATTAAAGAGTTCTTTGTCAAAAGTAAAACTTGCTTCCTGAACATAGGGTGCAGGAAATAAATTTACCTCTTTGACTGATGGCAACTTAAATGCCATAAAAAGTTTATGTTGGTTCTCCTCATCATTAAACTCTTCATCATTTATTGGTCCAGGAGGAATGCAGAAATCAAATCCGCGATTTGTTGCAATACCTTTAGTTGCAGCATACTGGAACATTTGATTACCAAAGCGACCATTTTTACCTAGGTGATTATGTCCAATCATAGTTTTGTTCCCTCTGGAAGAAAGAAATGAAATCCAAATGGTTTAATACCCTGTGTTTCTGGTAATGGTCGTTCATGTGAGAACCTTGCTGCAACCTCAATCGGTGCAATCTTACAACCAAGTGCTTCATAGATATGACGATTATGAACACAGATATTCCCATCTTCTGATGTGAAACCAACATTCATATGCTTATAGAAGTTTCCCCAATTCACATCAAAATGAATGTATGCATGTTTGGGAACATCCAAAAGTTTCTTACTGCGGAATGAGAACCCACCATTGCCAACACGATGTGGTTTTCCCCATGGATCAAGATAGGCATCATCAGCAAGTGCCCAGGGTGCTCCAATGTAATCATAATTAAACCAATCATCATCCCACATCTCTGGATTGATTACAAATCCATCTGGTTGGATGAGGAGACAGTAATCCGTATCAATATGATTAGTGAGATTATAGAGGCAATAATAGTTGTAATCGTGTATAGATTTAATCTCATAACATTGAGAGAACTCAATGTTCTCTGGGAGATTACCAGGGTCTTCGTGTGTAATGAGTTTAACTGCACCAAACTTGATGCCCCTCATACTATACTGAAGAACTTTGATTGCGTCCTGAACTTTATTTGAGGAGATGCAGAATAATGTTACATTTGGAAGCTCAATCATAAATCACCTTCATAGATATTGGATGTTACTTTATACTCTTCCCATTCTACCCTACATTCATCAGGTGTGAAAAGTTTTCCCCGTCTATCCATATAGTGCGTGGGATAATTATATATGCTACAACCAAGAGACCACCATCCTTGTGAGCGGTTAAAGTCAAACCAATACTTTGGAGCAATGCAGTATTCTAAAGTCTCACTCAACCACAGGGGCCAACAAGCAAATGTAGATGCTCCACAAATCACATGCTTGGCATTCTTCAGTGCAACAAAATCCCATGCAAGTCCTTCATGATAAGCAGGATACTCTGGGAGAACTTGATTAGCAGTTTTAACATCCTCAGTCACAATCGCAAATTCCATTTTAGGATTGTGAGCGACCATTGCTTTAATCGCATTATCATAATAAGACCGTGGCAACCAACACCCAGCATTACCAATCATATCGCTTCCACGAAAATTGATAATACAAATATTATCTCCTTGAGTATCTGTATGTTCGTAATCTGGTTTAACTCGCAACCACTCTTTGACCAAATCAAGTTTATCATAGAAATAATCTTCAGACTGAAAGAGACCATCAATCTTAGTATTGTCTGAAATCAGAAAGAGGTTCTTATCTGTCAGACGAATATCTGTCTTAAGTTGGGGGTCAGTGTGCTTACCGTGTCGATATTCCACATAGTAGTTCTCAATACCTTCTGGCAATTCTGTAGGAGGACCACCTGGAGGACTAGATCCACCAATCACTTCACGACCCAAATCCAAATCCATAAAATGGACACCTTCAGTATTGTATCTACGGTCTCCTAAATTTTCTCTACCAGAAATACCAAACTCATAACCAAGATTAAGAGCAAGCATTCGGGTTGTAACATAGGCAAAGAGTTGATTGCCAAATCCTTGTCCGTGATAAAGTTCAGTAATAATCATTCTACTAGTACCTTCATTGTGTCTGCTACTTCAAAATTACACATCCATATCGTATATAATGCTCTCTCAATCATATGACTTTCTCCAGACAATTGTGCGTGTGCGACAAATGTCCTTAAGTTTTGATAAAAAACTTTCTCATACTTAAGAATATAATCTTTTGGCACGACATAGTTTGTTCCTGGAGCAAATCTTACATATCTTGGAAGAACAGGATTCTTAAAACAAAACAACATAAACTCATTGTAAGATTTGAAATACTTACTTGGATGGTCAGCACTATTCAAATACCAACTGTTGTTTGTTTCCATCCAACCACCATCGGGAGAAAGCATAGCATATCCATTCTGCAATGCTGGTTGTTCTAAATCATGAAAAGTCCATTCTTCTACAGGACAAAAACATTTGCTGTTAATAATCTTGTCAAAGAACTCTTGAGTTACATGACGACCAACGGTATTCCCTTTGATAAAAGAAATCACATCAGGTAAATTATCATAGTTGTCTATGATAAAAGTCATGTAATCATAAATGTTATATCCATTTGGTGATGTATTTACAACATTATACTTTGGATATTTGTCTTTTAGTCCCGATGGTTGAACAATTACATCTTTGTAAGATCCACCATTCCAAGTCTTGTCATAAATTAAATGTGGATTAGGATAATTCCTAACCCACTCCAAGTCATTGTCATAACTTGAGATACAAAGAAAATTCATTGAGACAGACTATCTTCTACAATTTTATCAAAGAAATACGGAAGCGTCAATGAACTCAAATCCATCGTTTGTGCTTGCTGAAAAAGATTATCATTCTCAATTAAAAGTTCTTCTGTAACTTCGGAATAGTCATTTACAAACAGCACAGGTAAATCTTTATATAATTCTTGCAGATACGGATGCTTCTTCATCACTGGCACTCGTCTCATATAGAGAACCTCCCAGTTACGATGACAATCAATCGCATTTCCTCTGGGGCAAATCATAAATTTAACTTGTGATAGGTTGCGTAGAAAGACAGAGAACGGAACTCTTTGCTCATGAACTTCTGCCCAAGATTGATTGCGGAACAAATCTTTTATGCCAACTCTTTCCTGATGAGATCCTTCATTGTGACTAACATATAAAAGACCAGGAGGGTTAGATGGAAGATTTCTTATAGCAGAAGCAATATCTTCTATCCTTTTATCATCTGGCGTCATTCTTCTCTGCAATCCGTAGGGAGCAGGAATGACTTTACCTCCATGAGACACAGCATTGACAGCAGAAACACACAAAACATTGTCAGGTATTGCCTCAAAGATATAATCATCAGTTGGAGTATCTTCCAGATTAGTAAAGATAATAAATCTCATATCTGGAAAGTTTGCACACAGTCTTAGTAAATCATTTTTGGAATGAAGTGCGTCAATATAGGGTCTATCTGCTTCACTTACCTCAACAATATATCTTTTGTATAAACGAATATTATCAATAAACAAAGTCATATAATCACGACTTTTCTTTATCTCAAATAACTTACTCACAAACTCTACATTGGTGAGATTTGCATCCTTCATAAAAGAAGTATAGATGTTTCCCCACTGACCAGACTGGTCTCCAAAAGAATAATCACAAAGTTTAGAAAGTGCTACACCCTCAATCAGTTCCATGGCTTAATCAAATCAACATACTTATCTTGATTTTGTTGGATATATTCTGGAAAAGTATCATCAATCGGCACAGGAACTAAACGATTTGTACGTCCCAGTGGATCAAGTCCCATATCAATTCTTTGTTCCATATTGTCGATATTAGATGAGACGTTGTTCTCTGTGTGCTCATAAGAAGCAAGTTTGAGCCGCACATTATCAGCATCACCCAAGAAACTAAAGTGCCATCCAGCATTCTCAATTTGATATGCTTGCCTCCAATCGGTGCGAAGACGATCTACCGTTGTGGTCTTCAGATGTTTAAATGTACAAAGACGTGTTCCTTTCCAATTCTCTTGATAGAGATAGTTTAGTTTAAAGTAAAATGCACGGCATTGAGCAACATAATTATGTGCTGGATCAAACCAATCCAAATCCTCAATCACATATGGATTGATAATCTCATCGGCATCACTGGTCAATACAATATCATCATCAGATGCACCTGCTCTGACAAGACCATAAGCACTACACTCACGATTATACACAGCGCGTTGGAAACGAATGGGTAAGTCAATATAACGTGTCCCACTTTCATCAGTGCTATTATAGTCTGTATGAAATGGTTTCTTCACAAGATACTCACTAAAGTCATCGGGAATGGTCTCCGTGACATTGTGAATAATTTTATCGTTAAACTTACCGAAGCGGTCTTTGTTCTCTTGATAATACAGTGGTTTCTCATTTCCACTGACGGTAAATGGAGATTCAGTCAGAACAAAATAATCTACAACATCATTCAAGATATTAAGACGTAGTTCTAAGAGTTCTAACTCATTAAAGAATATGAATGAATCAAATACGGTCATACATTTAAAACGCAAGTGTTACTTTCTTTAGACAGTCTTCCGATCTGTTTGAACTTAGCAATAATCTTAGGATCAACTACATTTGGATCAACATACCAATCCTCATAAGGGTTACCTTCGTTGGCAACATTCCTTACGACTAGTTCATAACCAAGATCCTGAAGGAACCTCATCGCCTCTTCTTGGCAGTCAGGACCGTCTCTATACATATCAGTTTCATAAGTGATAACTGAAAAACGATACTGATCAAAAGGAATATTCTTAAGTGCTCTCAGAGTTTGCTCTGCAGGTTCAATATCAACTTGAAGATAATCAATTTGTAGGGGAAGATCATTCTCTTCAAAAATTTCAGCATAATCTACAGCAGTTGCATCTTCACAAAGGCAAGGACTCTTACGAAAATCATTATAGAAATCTACAGCACTCTGAATGATTTCAAATGATACACCTTTCCATCCAAACTCACTTTCCAGAAGATAACTGTTGTTGATTACAACTGGATGATCTCCGCCAATTTCAACATAAGTTCCATTCCTTTTGCCATCCAACATACTCAAGACAAACATATCTTGAAATGCCTGAGAATAATTATTCTCAATATTTTCTGCACCAGGAAACTTATGACGAAGATTGCCATAATCCTTTTTAAAATACCTATTGCAGTTGGGAAAAATAAATTGATCCATCAGTCTTTCCAATAATCGTAAATGTCTTTTGTAACCTCATAGTCCATTTTCTTAACTTTTCTGTTTGGTTGTTTCATTGCCCAAACAAACACACTTTCAATGAGTTCATCTAGATTTGTTTCATCTCTAAATTCTAACACAGTCTTTGCTTTTGTGTGATCACAGTAAGCATGTTTTACCTCATGCCTTGGTTCCCCATGTTCAATTGGAACCTCATAACCATACTTCTTACCAATCCTCTGAACTGCATTTGCAACTTCATTCAAACTGAAATACTTATCAGCACCAATATTAAAAGTCTCACCATCGTAATCAGTGAGAAGTTTATCAAAGGGATCCATATAATATCTGATATCAGAGAATGCTCTAGTTTGTTCTCCATCACCATACACAAGAATTGATTGTCCATTCAGAGTTTTGCGAATGAAAATACCAATCACATTACGGTAGCGATCCCAAATGTTTTGATATACGCCCAGAACATTATGAGGACGAACAATATTATATTTCAAACCAAATTGCTGACGTGCTAATTCAAGATCAACCTCAACAGCATACTTAGCAACACCATAAGGATCAATTGGTTGTGGGCGTTTGTCTTCAGTAAATGGAGGTTCTTGAGCTCCATAAACTGCCATACTAGATGTAAAGATCATCTTTGTACCGTGAGTAATACACTCATTAATCAAATTTGCAGAGCAAATAAGATTATTACGATAGTTATAGTTGCGAATAAAAGGAGATAATCCTTCTGCGGCATAAGCAGCAAAGTGGCACAGAACATCTGGTTTATGTTCTTCAAACAACTCTACAACTTTCTTTCTTTTCTCTAGGTTCAATTTCACAAAAGTAAAATTTTCCCCCTGAGGGACAAATGCTTTATGCCCACCAGAGAGATCATCAATTCCAATTACTTTATGCCCATTAGCAATCAAATGCCTAGAATAATTAGCACCAAGAAGTCCAGCGCAACCTGTTACGAATACTTTCATTCGGGTAATTTATACTCCAACATTAATTTTCTTTGTTCTTCGTTGTTTCTCCAACTACAAGGATAAACTGGAATGTAATCCTTCAATTCAACTTCATTAATAACAACATCGGTATCATACAACATAGTATAATTTAGATGTTCTGTCAAGTAAGCATCTGAAGTATAAAGGTTTTTAATATTATGAGAGCATAGAGCAGCGGAAACACCGAAAGTTCCAACACCAGAAGTTGCCAGATTTTTTGCAGCAAGAAGAGTTGCATAATCTTGAGCAACTGTTAGAGTTTGAAACTTAATACGATCAATCTTTTTAAGTTCAGGAAGAACAGGATTGTTATTAACTGGTTCAGTAACAACAATCATATTCGGAAACATATCAAGAAGAAGCATGTAATAGTCCAGAGGATTTTGAACATAGTTGTGAGGTTTTTCATATTCCCTCTCAATAATATCACCACCACGAATATGAACTACTACAGTTTCATCATCAAATGGATCTAGATGTTCTACTTTCAGATTTGGGTAGATGTATTCTTTACAAATTCTACGAATGTTTTTATGCACATGTTCTTTAGAAATTCCGATTTCATTACCACCCTCAAGAACTCCATTATCACAGTGCATGGTTGCTTCCCAGTTATAGAACTTACCAGCAACGTGCTGTCCATCGGATCCAAAGTTACAAACAAATTTACCAATCACTTCATGATCTAGGTTTTGCTCAAAGGTATGTCCCTTTTGTTCGGCAAGCATAATGGCATTTGCAGTCTGTTGAATGTTATTTCCCAGTCTTCCTGCCCAGTGTGATACAGAGTATCTCATTCACTATACTCCTTTTTCATTTCAGCAAACACTTTAGCGATGCCTTTATCAAGGGTAGTTTTGGGCATCCACCATCCAGTGATGTAATTGTCTGCTTCGTTTCTCTTATCCATCTGAACACTATCTTTTGCGACTCCAGGTTTAATTTTTACATCAAACCTTTCAACTAGATTGAATTGTCCCTGAATAATTTCAGCAACACTCTTGATAGAATCATTCCTAAAAGAGGTGATATGAAGAGGATCCGTTGGTTTGAAGTCAGAGTAACAATTCATGATTGTTTCCAATGCTTCACAGCAGTCTTCCGCATAAAGAAACTGACGTTCCTCTGTTCCATCAGTGAGCATCTCAAACTCACCTTCCTCAAATCCTCTGCGAATAAAGTCTGTAATAACGTGAGACTTTTCAGCATCTTTTTCTACGCCATAGACATTCCAGAACTTTACAGTCAATCCATTGAGAGTTTGAGTATAAAGTTCTCCTACTCGCTTCAACACTCCATACGGTGAATAACTCATGTTACTCATTTGAGATGAAGCAAAGACAAATGGTTTGCGATATTCTTTCAACCACTGAAACACATTTGCCATGATGCGAGTATTGTTATTAATAAACTCGTAGGTATGCTGATACTTTTTCAGATACCTAGATCCACCAACATCGAAAGCAAGAAAAAATACAAAATCAGAAAGTCTAATGTCATGTTGAAGTTTAGGATTTGGAATAGCGGTAAGATCCTGATCCTCACCATTTACAACATCAAACTCTGTTACTTCATGTCCCTTGTCACGAAGATACTCTGTCAGATATGCACCAATCTGACCACCAGATCCAAGAATAGTTACTTTCATATTCAAACAGGATGATGTACTACTTTAATCTGAGAGTTAATCCAATTATAGGTTTTACGGACACCTTCTTCAAGTGCTTGAGAATAATCCCAACCAAGTTTTTCACGAATCAAATCATTATTAGAATTACGACCACGAACACCAAGAGGACCATCAATGTGCTTCTTGGTAACAGTCTTCCCTGCAACCTTAGCAGCAGTATCCACCAGTTGATTGATTGTCACCATCTCCTCTGAACCGATGTTCACAGGTCCAATAAAGTCAGAGTTCATCAAACGGAAAGTCGCTTCTACACACTCATCCACAATCAAGAATGAACGGGTCTGTTCTCCATCACCCCAGACTTCAATTTCACCACCATCATCAGGAAGTTCTGCTACCTTACGGCAGATTGCTGCTGGTGCTTTTTCTCTACCACCTTTCCAGGTTCCTTCTGGTCCGAAAATATTATGGTATCTAGCAACACGTACAGGGATACCATGATTACGATTATAAGCAAAGTAGAGACGTTCCGAGAACAGTTTTTCCCAACCATACTCAGAGTCTGGATTTGCTGGATAAGCGGATTCTTCACGGCAGTCAGGATTATCAGGGTCCAATTGATTGTGTTCTGGATACATGCAAGCAGAACTAGAATAGAAGATCTTGGTCTGATAATCTAGTTTAGGACGATTGCAAGCAGTCCATTCTTTATCCACACCATCAAAGGTTTCATTCAACTGACGTTGTGCTTCAAGAACATTCAGATTAATTGACACAGAGTTGTGCATGATCTCAGCATCATTTTCACCTGTAAATACAAATCCTGCACCACCCATATCAGCAGCGAACTGATAGATCTCATCAAAAGGTTGGATATAACGATAGGGAACATTGGCGTAAAAATTACCCTGTTCTCCTTTGAATTCAATGACGCGACGAACAAAATCAGCATCCCTCAGGTCTCCCTGAACGAATTCATCTGCGGCAGAAATTGAAAACTCAGGATACTTAAGATCTACACCACGAACCCAATATCCTTCTGCCTTCAGTCTTTTTACCATGTGGCTTCCAATAAAACCACCAGCACCAAGAACAAGTGCTGTTTTCTTATAATCACTCATAGATGAAAAATTACTCCTAGTATATATTGTACCTCACAGACAGAGAGTTTGCAAGCCTTCTTCCAATGAGATTTTCTGCTCAAATCCTAAAGACTTAAGTTTATCTGCGTTTAAAGCAAAGTTTTTTGCTTGTGCTATTTGATTAAATTTTGGTGTTTCAATTGAAACCAATTCACTTTCACTTCCAAGATTCTTCTTTACCATTTCAATAATTTCTCTAAACGGTAAAGCAGTTCCGCTTGCGATATTATAGATTTGATTGACTTCACCCCTGTCCATTACAAGTTTAAGTGCTCTACAAATATCACTTACATGCATGTAATCTCTGAGTTGCATACCATCATCATAGAGCGTGATTGGATCATTTTGTTTCATCAACTCAATCAGAAATCCAAGAACATTCTTTTTTGGGGAAATAGTTTTATCTTGCCCATAGACATTTGCAATTCTCATAATGCGATACTTGACATCAAAAGTTTTGCAAAATGAGATTAGAAGTTGTTCGGCAGTTCTTTTAGTGATTGAATAGAAACCTCTTGGATCACAAGGATCATCTTCTTTCGCATAGACAATATCTGGACCATAAACAAATCCAGTACTCACGTAATTGAGGATAAGGTCATTATCCTTACAGTACTGAAGAGTGTCAAGAAGAACTGTAAGATTGGTATCAACATCCAAATGCAAATTATCAAATACGTTGTAGTTTGAAATTGTGCTAATCAAATACAAGATATTTTTAGACTCTGGTTCTCTCTGATCTCTTGGTATTTTAATTACATCGTCGGAATAGAGATCACAAAAGGTGCCACCAATAAAACCAGTAGCACCATAAACGGATATTTTATTCATACTTATCACACTCCTCAAGATATTTTCCTACTTGATCTTTAGCAGAAAGAGTTGGAATCCCATCTACTGGCCAATCAATACCAATTTGTGGATCATTCCACATCAGGGTTCTATCAAATTCAGGGTAATAGTAATCAGTTTGTTTGTAGTTTATTTCTGCAGTTTCTGTAAGAGTGTAGAAACCATGAGCAAATCCAGGAGGAACCCAGATATGAATGTTGTTTTCACACAACTTTATACCAAACCAGTTTCCAAAAGTAGGAGAACTTTTCCTAATATCGACGATTACATCATAGACAGCACCTTGAGTGCATCTAATTAATTTACCCTGAGCATGTTGAATTTGATAATGAAGTCCTCTCAAAACTCCTCTAGATGACTTTGAGTGGTTGTCTTGAACAAACTCACTTTCAATTCCAGTTGCTTCTCTAAACTTTTTTAGATTAAAACTTTCAAGAAAGAATCCACGCTCATCTTCATACCTTGGAGTAGTGATGATGTAAGCATCCTTTAAATTAATTTCTGTTGCTTTCATACCATTTAATTGTCTGTTCTATACCGTTTTCAAAAGTAGTCAAAGGTCTCCAACCAAGTTCATCTTTAATTTTTGTAGCATCTGTAGCATACACTCTATCATGCCCTGGTCTATCTTCAACGAACTCAATTAAGTCTTCACTCTTATTTAAGGCACTACAAATATGTTTTACTAGATCAATATTGGTCATACCGTGATCACCACCAATATTATATTTTTCACCTACCGTTCCACCACTCCAAACAGTTAGAAGTGCTTCACAATGATCCTGAACAAACAACCAATCACGAATTTGTTTTCCATCACCATACACAGGGACTTTTTTATTTTCTAAGAGATTGGTGATTGTCTTTGGAATCATCTTTTCCCTATGTTGCCTTGGTCCGTAGTTGTTAGAACAATTAGTAATAATGGCAGGAAGACCATAAGTGTTGTGATATGCCATCACAAAATGATCACTCGCTGCTTTAGATGCAGAGTATGGATTTCTTGGATCATACAGTGTTGTCTCAGTAAATGGTTTATCTTTTACTGATCCATAAACTTCATCAGTAGAAACATGAATGAATTTTTCTACTCCGTACATTACGGAGAGATTTAAAAGATTTACGGTCCCGCTTATGTTCGTGTTAATGAATTCCGAACAGTCTTGAATAGAATTATCTACATGACTTTCTGCGGCAAAATGAAAGATTGTTTTTGGTTTATACTTCTCAAAAATATAATCACAGTCTTCTTCATTTGAAATATCAACTGTGTAGAGTATAACTGGATCAGGAATATTTTTCCAATCCGCAGCATAAGTCAATTTATCTACACAGACAATATCTTCTGCAAACCAGTCAATTGCATTGTGCAAGAAATTTGAACCGATAAATCCTGCACCACCTGTAACTAAAACCGTCATACTTTTTTCTTTTTATTATACTAAAAAAGGTGGGTTTATGCAACCCGCCTCTGTAACTCAGGCTCGCCACTTGCCCTTTGACTGGAGGCAAGAAACCAGGCGGGAGAGAGTCCCATCCGCACCACTTGCTCTTTTAGGAAGCAAGAAACCTAAGGGGTCAAATTTGACTCCACCACTTAGTTTTGAAAAACTAAGAAAAGTTGGGACAGTTTTGCAATTTCATTCACTGAGAAGAAAACACATAAAATCAAAACATCATAGAGTTTTAATTTTATTGCAAAAGGTATAGTTAAAGCGCCACCAATAAACTTTACCAATAGTCCATATTTGAAATCTCCCCATAGCATGATTTGATAACCAAGAATGAGAAGAATGTTGCCGATGTATCTTAAGATATTTATTTTTGACATAAGGGGGGGTTCCGCTTATCCCGACCAGGGCGCTTTTTAAGTCATCCCGAGACTGTAAGATTAAATGAAATACTAATTCTATCCTCGTGTGATTTGTTCGGTTCAACCATATGATGAATCCAAGATGGGAAAATAATTAACATATTTTCTTCTGGTTCATAAAAATGATAGGTGTGCCCATCATTATAGTAATTCATATCCAATGAATTGCAAATGTGAAGTCTAGGATCATACAATCTAAGTCTTCCACAATTCTCTGGAGTTTTTACATAAAAGACACCAGATAGAAATACTCCATGATATGGTCCATGATTATGTAAATCATTCCAATCATTTAGTTTGTTTATATTTACCCAAAAATCAACACTAAGATCATTTAACTGTTTGTCAGGTCTAACTGGAACTAAAGATATAATTTCATTTAATAGATCAGAGTCATAAAAATTATGACCTTGATATCCACCATTGTTAGATAGTTTTACTGAAGAAACAGTTTTTTGATGCTCTCTACATTTTTCTTCAAGGTATGAAATATTTAGATCACACTTTTTAAGAAAAACATTTGTAGAGAACAAAGAATCAATCATCTTTCACATAACAAGGAACCCGATCTGGATCTAACCATTTTGCATATTCAATGTCTTCCATTGCTAGAGAACATTGCATACCGTTATCAAAGAGATAAATGTCATTCCAACGTTTGGTATAATAATTTTGTTTTTGAAGACGGTAATCTGGTTTTCCATTTATCTCAAGGATACCCGCTTCTACAAAACGGTATCCCTCACGTTCAAAAAGAACTTTTGTTTTCATGCAACCTCAACGGATTCAAGATCGCTAGCAACATATTCCATAAGCATCTCATAATCATCCAGAGGATCACCAGAGAATACTACACCCTCATTTTCATAGTACCGACGAACCTTTTTGTAGAGTTTCGGATTCTTTACATCAAGGTAGAAGTCGCCATTTGCAGCACCACGAAGGGTTTGAACGTCTTTCTTGAATTTTGCTGTGAGAGTCATTGTTTTGTTTATTGACTTTGTTATTATAAGAAAAATTGGGTTAAGAGTCAAGTAGGACAGTTCGGATTCTGTCCATGCTCCTTGAGGGGATCGAACCCACCTTAGCCGAATTATGAGTTCGGTGCATTCACCAGATTGCTAAAGGAGCAAGAAAATTAACTACCTAGTCCCAATCCGCAAAAACTAGATATACAATATCTTCCACAATTTTCTGAA